TTGGGATCAAAGTAATGCTTAGTTTATTCAATCCGTGGGTGCTACTCAGCGTAATACTTGCGATCATAGGAGCGTATTTTGAAGGACATCATATCGGGTATCAAGACTGCTTTAACGAAGCTGTGGCAAAAGTTGCAAGAGCTAACGAAAAAGCTCGCACCAAAGAAGCCGAGCTAAACGCAAAAGTCAACACAACTGCAAGTCAACTGAGGAAAGCAAATGATGAAGCACAGACCAAGATTACTAAGCTTACTGCTGACGTTCAGTCTGGTGCTTTGCGCTTGTCAGTCCCCCTCGCCTCCAATAGTGTATGTACCGCCGACTCCACCAGAGCTGCCAGCGGAGATACAAATGCAAGAGCCGAGCTTGACCCAAAGACTTCTCAAGATCTTATCAACATCACAGCAGACGGTGACAAAGCCATCCTCGCCCTTAATGCCTGTATTACCACCTACAACCAAGTAAGAGAAACCCTCAAGGAGAAGATAGATGATTAAGTTAACACCATTAATTGTTTTAGCTTTGGTAGGGTGCGCCTCTACTGACTACACCAAATACTCAGAAACCCAAGTAGCGATTGCTAAATACAAGGCTGAATCTGAAAAAGCTCGGTACGCTGTACTAACTGAGATTGTAAAGAAAGGTGATCCTACGGCCTCCGTAGCAGCAGTAATGTCCATGCAGTTTGGCATGGGTGGTAATTCTCAAGAGCAACGCTTAGAGGCCCCCCGAAGCTCAGGAGACGATATGCTCAAATGGGCATCTTTGCTGGTTCCAACAGCAGTCCAAGGATTCGGTATCTATGCCAACGCTCGTGTAGCTACAACCCAGTCTAACAACGCCACGACTACTGCTTTAAGCACAAACTCTACGTTTGCAAGCATTGCCAATACGGGAAGTAATAACCAAGCGAGCATGGCATCTAATGCCAATTCCGCCATTCAGAGCATTTCTGGTACTGCCACGACTGCTTTAACCAATATGGGTAGCAGCTCAAACACAGCTTTGTCTAACATGGCAAGCACCAACGCAACTAACGTATCTACTGCTTTGACCAATCAAGCAACAGCATACAACTCTTTGATTACATCAGACCTTAATGCTTTGAACAACGCAGTTAATAAACTCACGATTGCACCCGTAATCATCACAAATGGGGTCATTCAAAAATGAAGTGGGATTTAAAAGCTTTTGTAACTTTAATTGCGTCCAGTTCGTTGATGTGCATTGTTTTTTGCATGATCTGGATGTTTATGTTGGCGGTGTATGACCCAACCACGGACGATAAACTTGTGTTTGACATCATTGGCCCTGCGTTTCAAACCATAGTTGGTGGCTTTATTGGCTTGATTACAGGCATTCATATTGGAGAAAAAAATGACACAACTAAGTGAACACTTTACGCTAGAAGAGCTTACACACACTGACCACAGGGAGTTTGACAATGAACCTAACGAATCTGAAACCAAGAATCTTCAACGGCTTGCAGAGTTTCTGGAGCAAGTTAAAAGCCTACTCGGAGGCAAGCCAATCATGGTTAACTCAGCGTTTCGTAGCAAGCAAGTCAATGACGCTGTGGGCAGCAAAGATTCCAGCGCACATCGTTTTGGCAATGCTGCTGATCTCCGTGTGCCTAGCCTTACTCCTGATGAGGTCGTTAAACTGGTTATAGCCTCTGATTTACAGTTTGACCAAGTGATAAGAGAGTTTGACCGCTGGACACACATTGCTATCCCCAAAGAGGGAGAAACTCCTAGACGGCAAGCACTTATCATTGATAAAATGGGCACAAGAACATATTCCTAAAATATCATGCCGCTAAAAGCCATACGATTTAGACCTGGGGTTAACAGGGAAAACACTCGCTATACAGTCGAAATGGTAGGTACGACTTCATCTAACTTTCCTACAATGGCTGGTTGGTATGTATCTGAAAAAGTAAGATTCAGGTCAGGAACTCCAGAAAAGATAGGTGGGTGGTATCCAGTTAGTGCTGTTCCATACATAGGCACATGCCGATCATTGTTTGTATGGTCTACCTTAGATGGTACAGGTTTAACGGGCGTAGGTACAGATGTAAAGTTCTATGTCAATCGTGGTAGCGCATACTTTGATATTACTCCAATCAGGTCTACAGTCACATTAGGCGCAAATCCTTTTAGGACTTATATCAGTAGTACAACGGTAAGGGTTACCGCCGCTACGCATGGTGCGTATGCAGGGGATTATGTAACTTATTCTGGTGCAACTACTGTAAATGGATTAAATCTTAATGGCTCATTTAAAATAGCTACGATTATTGATACAAATACATATACCATAACTGCATCCACCAACGCCTCTGCTAATGGCACGGGAGGTGGTTCTGCTGTTGTTGCCGCTTATCAAATTCATGTAGGCCCTGCCTTTCAAATTCCTATTACAGGTTGGGGCGCAGGATATTATGGAGATGGTACTTGGGGTAATGGTGGTATTAGCTATGAGTCTTTAAGACTATGGAGCCAAGCTAATTTTGGCGAAAATTTAATATTTTGTACTAGGGGAGGGCCAATTTATTACTGGACAGTATCTAGTGGATTTAATGCCGCTGCCGTAGCTGTAACAGGTTTAGCTGGAGCATCTGATGTACCTATTGTCGCTAACTTTATTTTTGTCTCCGATGCTAGTCGCTTTGTCTTTGCATTTGGTACTAATCCTTTAGGTTCAGCTACTAAAGACCCTATGCTAGTAAGATGGTCAGATCAAGAATCTTTGACTATGTGGACTCCAGCGGCTACCAATCAAGCAGGAGATATTCGTTTATCCCGTGGTACTCAATTAATTACTTGTGTACAGAATCGTCAAGAGATTATTGTTTGGTCAGACACATCTGTTTATTCATTGCAATATGTTGGTACTCCCGCAGTTTGGAGTTCACAGATTGTTGGAGATAACATAACTGTTATGGGGCCTAACGCAGCTATTCTGGCAGCTGGTACATCCTACTGGATGGGCATTGATAAGTTCTACCAATACAGTGGTACAGTAAAAACTTTGCGTTGTGACCTAAGAGAATACATATTTTCAGACATTAATTTGTTTCAGACCCAACAGGTATTTGCTGGTGCAGTAGAGTCATTCAATGAAGTATGGTGGTTTTATTGTTCTGCAAATAGCAATTCTATAAATAGGTATGTTGTTTATAATTATGTAGAAGATATTTGGTACTATGGTTCTATGGGTAGAACAGCATGGTTAGATTCAACAATCTTTCATAACCCAATTGCAGCTACTTATGACAATACACTTGTCTACCATGAGTATGGGCTTGATGACAATACAACAGGAACTAATAATCCTATTGATGCTTATATTGAGTCGGCTGAATTTGACGTAGATGATGGACAAAAGTTTGGTTTTATAAGGCGCATATTGCCTGATGTATCATTTAAAAACTCTACCAATAGCGCCCCTCAAGTCACAATGACATTGATACCCATGCAAAACTCAGGTTCTGGGTACAACGTACCTCAATCTACTGGAGGTAGTAACATAGCAACGGTAACTAGAACAGCAACAGCTCCTATTGAACAATTTACTGGACAAGTATTTATCCGTTTACGTGGTCGTCAAATGATATTTAAAATTGAAGGCAATCAAGTTGGCCTGCAATGGCAGTTGGGTACACCTAGGATTGACATTCAACCAGATGGCGCAAGGGGTAACACATGACAATACCTAGCAAAATTGTATCCCCTAATTTGCCATTACCTCCGCAAGACTATGAGCAGTTTTATCATGAAAATTTAACCAAAGTATTACGGCTTTACTTTAATAATGTCGATAATATTAATGCAGTTAGTATTGACCAGATTTCAACTAACCAAACTCTTATTTGGCTGGGGGTCTAATGGCTAATTACCAAAATGTCACGCCTATACAAATAGCGCAAGCTGCATTAACAACCAGCTATGCCACGCTTTATACCGTGCCTACAAATGCGACTACTCCTACTCGTACCTATTTAAAACAGGTGGATGTTTGCAATACAACAGGTAGCCCCGTCACATTTAATTTACATATTGTTCCTGCAACTTTTAGTGCGGGTACGCAGAACGCTTTGTTTTATACACAATCTGTTCCTGCAAATTCAACTTTCTCTTATGCTGGGGTACAAATTTTACCGACCAGTTCATTTCTATCTGCTAAAGCATCGGCTACAGGTGTGACCATTACTATTAGTGGCGGAGAGGCTGTGTAATGGCAGACTATTCAGCCCAACAGATAGCAGACTATCTTCAAGGCATGAGTAATGCCGATATAGTTGCTGCTATGGATCAGTTTGGTGTTACGGCTGCTCAAGTAGCCGCAGCATTAGGCCAATCAAAAGGAGATGTTCAAACCGTATATGATGCAACTAAAACAGGAGTAGCGTCTCTACCTATATATACTACACCTACGCCTACACCAACACCTGTATATACACCTGATCCTACGCCTACACCAGTATATACACCTACACCTGTACCAACGCCCACGACAATGCATTTTGTACTAGATGGTGGCACTGATGAAAACGGTAATCCAACAGGTACTTATTTATCTACCTCTACTACACCTGTATATACGCCTACGCCTACACCAGTAGCAACAAATAGACCGCCAGTAGGTACTTGGCTTCCTGATGGATCGTATATAGGTTACGGCGGGAATGTAATGTCTCCCTATCCAAACCCAGATGATGGATATTATGATGCGGGGCCGTATGTTGCTCCTACACCTGCACCTGTACCAACACCTGTACCAACACCTGTACCAACACCTGTACCAACACCTACACCTGTACCAACACCTACACCTGTACCAACACCTACACCAGTATATACACCTACACCAGTATATACACCTACACCAGTATATACACCTACACCTGTATATGAGCCACCACCTACGCCGACTCCTACGCCTACGCCAGTATATGAGCCACCACCTACGCCGACTCCTACGCCTACGCCAGTATATGAGCCACCACCTGTACCAACGCCTACACCTGTACCAACGCCTACGCGCCTTACGGCGGGTCAAATATTAACTGGTTTGCAAAATGGTACGTTAACAACACAAGATTTAATTGATATGGGATATCAAATCCCACCTGGCTATGTTGCACCAACACCAACACCTACGCCTACGCCTACGCCTACACCAGTAGCACCAACGCCTTCGTCTACTTCTACTTCTACTAAATACGACCCTACTGCTTTATTAAACAATAAAGATGTTATAAG